ATACTTAAATTCTAAAAGCTTGATAGTGATTTATAGTGAATACTAGATCTTAACCAAACCTCATGACGCAAGACCTAAGTTTTCGCCAGGTCTGTAATACCGACTTCATCAGGAGTTACATCAACCACATTATCTTTATTATTATTCCAAGCTATCTCTATTTTAGTTTCTTGTTTGATCTCTTGCTTATCTCCATAAACTGGAATTAGTTTGCTGCACATCCATTTAGCAAGTTGAACCTTCTCTCTAACAACCATTATGTTTCGATTGTCAGCATGTTCAAGTTCATCCATTGCTTGTTCAATATAACTTTGTGCACCAATCCTTCTGCATTCCTGGATCTGATTTGAAAATTCTTTATTCTTAGCAATCTCTTTATAAATTCTAGTTAAGCCTGGCATATCCTTATCTTTGCTAATTCTAGCAAGAGGAACACCATTCATTAATTGTTGGCAAATCTTGTCAGCTATTGTCTTTGTTATTACTAATTCTTTGCTCATTATATTTAATTATATTGTTGGCAGATCTGGCTTTGCCTTCAGCACTCTTTGGTCCAGTAGAATATCCACCATGAACCTTACATCTTATTCTGCCATTCTTCATTAATATGCCTGGAGCATTGCAAGGTCTTTTGCCTTGCTTTGTAAGTGTCTCACATTGCAATCTAAATTTATATCTCATAACTGTTTTTAATTTCTTACCAAGATGTCTTTGTTGGAAAAAAGAAAAAAAAGAGAAAAAAAGAAAATTAAAATCAGTTCTTAGCAATACTGTTTTAAAAGCAGTACCTTTTTATTTTAATGCTGTCTGCTTATTTGTCTAGGCTAGGATAATAATATGTTTATGTAAAAAAATATTTATTTGAAGATATGACTAATAACTAAATTTTTTGTCTAGTATGTCAACACTTTCTTTAATTATTTTATTTGTAAGAGCATCTAATATTTTATCATACATTCGTTTGATGGTTGTTCGATGATAAACTAAATACTTTCCTATTCTTGTAAAAGAATTTCTTTTTGCTTTTAACCATAAAATCTTTTTATCAAGTAAAGGATCTTCTGATACTTGGTCAACCATACATAATAAATCTATTGCAAGATCATAATGTGTCATCTGTCTTGGAGTTGCTCTTAACTTTAATTTCTTTTCATAGTAACCAAGCTCTGATGGTAAATGACCAGTTTCAATAATTTGATACATTGAAGGACATCTGTTGTTATTTGGTCTAGCAATAAATCTTTCTGCTCTAGCTGCATCATCCAGGACCAGCTCCAGGTGCTTTCTAACTTTTATATATCTATCTAAATCATATTCTATTTTTGATGACATTTCTTAAAACCCATGGATATTGTAATTGATCTTTTGTAACTTTTTTTAGTTCTTCTTCTGGCAAATCTATGAGCTCATCATACAGCTCATATTGATCTAAGCCTGGATATAAATATTCTTTTTTTAATTGCTTTGTATTTATTTCGTTAAGATGATTATTCAATACTCTCCAGCCATAATTAGAATACTTTTTAAATCCTATACTTTCTAAAAACTTTCTATGTGATGGCATATCAAAAGAAATATATTTATCATTTTTAATTGCTATCAATGGCAAATCTAAATGTTTTATTTTAGATAGTTCAATGAGCTGCTCCTGGACCTCATTTTTTGTAAGCTGAAACAAGCCACCAATATTTACAATTCTAATAAAAGCTTCTTGCTTTTTAACATTGTAGTTTGCACAACAATATTGATAGATCCTGAATTGAAGATCTGTCATTGGCAAATTGTTTATATTAGGATCTGTAAGATAAAATTTTGACATAGTTATTTTTTCGTAAAAAGTTTTTGTTGTAATCGTTTTCTTCTGTAACTCTTTTGAGTAAGTAATCTTTTGATTGGCAAACTGGAATATGCTCTTGAACTTTAAATTCTAAATATTGTAACCAGTTGTCTAAATCGATGTGATGTAACTTGCCTTCAGTAGGTGCTATTCTTCGAACAGAGAGGCTCTCTAATGGACCATTATCTTCTTTGCCTTCTGTTGTGTAATAGATCTCAAAAAAAGGTATCTGTAAGGCTGTTGCAATTTCTAAATAAGCTCTTTTGGTGTAAAAAGGCTTGGTTTTATATTGATCATTAGCATTAAAGATTAAATCAGCTAAAAATAGGCATTTTCCACATGCTGGACATTGGCTTATTTTATCAATATCTGTATAAGCTATGCCAGAATGCTGCTTTCTATGCCATTTTGAGTATGGTGTCTTTAAAACACCTGGATAAACTTCATTTCTAGCCATCTAAAAGCCTTTAATTTCCTCAGTTAATTAGTCAAGCAAATATTTGACGATAGCCATAATTTTGACTTGAAATCTTATATTATAGTATTAGATACTATTCTAAGTAGTTATA